GAGCTGACAACGAGTCATGCGCGCACGCAATTCGAGACGCTGACAGCGCAAGCGAAAGAGCTTCAGACAATTGCTCAAAAAGCCATGCCAAAGCTCGGGGGAATGAGCTGATCCCGGCGGCATGACGAGGCGAGTGGGATCTCTGCTCGCAGGCGAGGCCCTTTTGCCAAGCCCTGATAATTCGTCGGCGACCCCCTCCTGATACCTCCGGCGTTAGGCTTTTGTTTGCGCTGAGTCTGGTGTGCGCGGGCAGCGTCTCGCAATTTGACACAATTTAGCGCTTAATCAGAGTCGGGGTGGATGCTGCGCGGTGGGCGCGAGAGCGATCCGATTGGAATTTCCAAGGGGGGTTATGTTGTTTTCGCATCGCTGGGGCGTGGCGGCGGCGGTCGCCTTGATGCTTCCCGTATCTGCTGGGGCAGAGGTGGGCGCGACGGCGCATGCCGACGGCGAGATACGTTCCACAGCGCCGTTCCGCCAAGGGGTTTTGCTCGACACGTTCGGCAAATGGCAAGTCCGCAAAGGCCTACTCGACAACACCTATCTCCTGATCGGCGAGAGCGCCGGCGATGGGGAAGGGCACTTCTGGCTTCATTGCGACCAAAACAATTTGATGACCGTCGCCGTGCCTTTGGCGGAACGCAATGGTCAAGAGCGCTTGCGCTCGCACGCCGTCACGGTCCGCGCGGATACCGGCGCAACGCGTGCCATGAGCCTCGTCGTATTCGAGAGCTTTGTCGCAGTCGCGATGGATTATGACGGCGGACGCAACGACAAAGTTACTGACTTTATCAACGTACTGCGCGCCGCCAAAGAGACCGTTACGATCTCATACGCGCACAAGACCTATCAATACGACGTGACCGAACTGCCAGCCGCACAGGCCCGCTTTCAACAACTCTGCAGTCGGTCGTCCGCGCGCCAATAGCGAGTTTTGAGGCGCGTCCGGGAGATTGCAAAATGAGGCCGCCGGCGCGGTTGATCGTGTGTTCCGGTGCGATCTTCATGGCTGGGCTTGCCGGCCTCACAACGCCGAGCAGGGCTTATATCGATCATCCTTGGTGCACCGGCGGCGGCGGCTGGGCAGGCGCACTGACGTGCAGCTTCGATTCCTATGAACAATGCAAAGCCAACGCGCGCAGCTGCGTGGCCAATCCGGCGATGACGCCACTCCCCCGCGTTGGGGCGGCGGCCCGGCCGGTTGTCCGCCGCTGATTCTGACCAACGGTCCCTGCGCCAATTTCCTGGATAGCACCCGCGGTTCCTTGCACGCCGCGCATCACATTACCGCGCGTGGCGAGGCTCAAAACGCGGCAGATCGTTGGAACCCGCGCGATGCGCCATCGGTTAGTTTATCGCCGGCGGGTCTCCCCCAAGAACAAACGACCCGCTGGTGCGACGGCCCTGGCCGTCCCCATCCCAAGCCTGGCCGGGGCCGTCACTTAACTTAACTCGAGTTCTGGAAGACACCGGCGGCCCCGGTGGGCGCTTGCCAAGCGCGTTCAACCGGGACCGCCTCGCCCCACCAAGACACTCAGCATGGACCCGAATTAGTCGGCAGTGAATTGTTGATGCCTGCCGCTGTGGATAACTCGGAACCATCACGCCATGCCGCGCTCGATCTCGAGCAGATCGACGGCAAAGCAATTAATGGAATCTCTCGCTCGCCGCCGATCTTAGCTCACTTGCGCTTTCCGCTGGCTTGTCCAGTGGCAGCATCGCGCGGGGCCGTGGACTTGTTCATCATCAGTTTTGGCGATGACTTGTCTACCGTTTTGACGATTGGAATGTCTTTCTGCTGCACTTTGTCCTTCGCCGTCGTTGGAACCGACCACCCGCTAGCGACCAAGCAAAGCATCGCGGCAATGCCCAATCTGAGAGAGATCCTCATGTGCGATTCTCCTGGCGAGAAAACCACCCTCGCACGTAAAAACTAAGCCAAGTCAGACATTCTGACCAGCAACAACTTAGCGATAATCTCTTCAGGGCGGGTCGTGCGGACCGGCAAGTGCGCAGTGATGTTAGCGGCGCAAAAGCCCGTGGCTCATCGGTTTCGCAGCTCAACGCCGATCGCGCGCCGAGCCAACCGGAACGAGCGCCGCCCGCGTCGCCGGGGTCGCATCAAGCCTGTAGACCAAATCGACCATGTGCCGCGACACGCGCTGATAGCCGCGTTGATTGGCGAGCTTCTCCCACACGCTCGCGACCGTAGCCAACACCGCCTGCGCCCTTGGATCGCACGCCTTGTCTGCCATCGTCGCGCACTCAACAGCCGCCTGCCGAAACCTTGCGGTTCGATCTTCTTGCATTCCAGTCCCCCACGCATACCCGGCCGCATAGCAATCGCCTTTGGCACGTGCGTGCAACCACTGCGAAGTTGTGAACCACAGTTTTTGTCGCGGGCGTGGCGATTCCGACACATCCGCGGCGCGAATGTCCGCTATGCGTTCGGCAGTTCTCGCAATTTTCAGATCGTGGGATCGCGCGGGGACAGGGCTGCGGGAGCTAACCGATGCAGATTCGCAACAGCCAAACTGAATTAGTCATCACATCCGCCGGGAGCGCAATGTTGCCCAGGTTTGCCACAACCATCGCCCGACGTATTGGCGGGAGGTTTTAATGCTGTGGTTGCTCGGTGTGGCGGTGGGCATCGCCGTTATGGCGATTTTGGTCGCGGACCAACTCGGTGGGCGCGTTCAGCCTCGCGCTCAAAGCGCAATCTCCTCTTGGGACGAGTGACGGCCCAGTAATTTTGCCAGGTGCCGTTAGCGGGACGGATGGTGCGCGGGCGGAAGGACGTCCGCGCGAACAGGTACGGACGATTGGTCCACGTCAGTCGCGCGGCGTCAGGACCTCCGTGCCGTTTCCATCATGTGCCCGGATGGCCCAGAGCCCATCCAGCTTCCCGTTTCCGTCGACCTTGTAGATGACCAGGCCGGGTTCGCCGTCGATCATGTAGGTGGCCGCAAGCGCGTCGTTCATGCGCATCCCAAACCCCGTGTAGACCGAGCTGCCAACCGTCCATTTGATTGTAAAGGTAGCGTCGGAAACGACCTTGACGGCCGCCGTCCCGGTGTACTTCGAGCCGTCGGGATTTGTGCCGGCGACGCTGTACGTCGAGGAGAGCGTAAGCGTCTCAGCATTCGCCGGCATGGCGACGGCAAGAAATACGAGCGCCAAAAGGGTTCGAACCACGTGGACATTCCTTTCGTCGATTGGCGAGCATGGCCATAGGCGCATACGCGCGATGATGGCGGAAGGGGTGTCCGCCCATTGCTGTTGAGATTGTTAGATTTTTGGGCGTATCGGGAGGCTTAACCACATTTTCACCCACACCGCGCTTGCCCCGTCCTCGACACGTGGCCATGCTCGGCGGAGACGTGATTCGCCGCCAACATTCCTGAATGACCGACGTAGCGAGAACCGAACAGCCGCTCGGCGTTTGCCGCACCAGCGATGATTTGCGCGCGATCCTGCGGGCACGCTTCGCGGCGCTCGGTGTCAGCTTTGAAACGGTGGATCATGTTGCTGGTTTGCCGACAAGATATTGCGCCAAGGTGATCGGCCAACAACCGACCAGGAATTTTGGGCAACTCAGCCTGACCGCCCTCCTGGGGGCCGCGGGCATCAAGCTGGTTGCGTTCGAAGATTTCGAGGCTCTAGACCGCGTGCGGGGTAGGTTGGTGCCCTTGGAGCGCATCGACCGCAGCGCCGCTCCAAGACGCAAGATCGTAATCAAATTAACCTCAGATTTCATGCGCAAAATCGGCAGATTGGGCGGGCTGAAAAGCAATGCAAATCGCATCCGAAAACAGCAGCGTGGCGTGATCAATCGGGCGAATGCTTTGAAGCGCTGGCGAAAGCCCGAAGACGCCGCCGCCTAGAAGGCCTCGCCGGTGAACAGATTGAAGTCGACGTTTTTGGCGACCGTGCTCGTATCGGGGCGCCGGAAGCCGATGCCGGCACGCTCGGGTGCCAGCGCTTTGGCGTAGCGGATATCCATACACAGCACGCGGATTGCCGAAAGCAGGTCGTCGTCGACCTTGTGAACCAGACCATTGACGCGGTGATAACCCCGATATTCGTCGAAGATCTCGGCGAGATGACTGGCGATCTTCAGCCGGCCGGTGGCAAGCCGCTGTTCGATTTCCGTAATGCCGGATTCGAAGTTGAACCCGCCGCGCGGAAACGTAGCGTGGGTGCCGCGCATATTGAGCCCCAGTCGCTTGTAGGTGGCGGCGAAGGTTTCCGTGGACTCGAATCCGGTGTGGCCCCCGTCGTGGGGCCAGGCAACGGGCGCGTCCCAGCAAACATGTTGCTTGACAGCGGCGACGTGCATAACAGGCAATGCCTGCCGCATCCTGATCGCGTGAACGATGTAGATGCAATCAGCGTCACGGTCCCAGCAGCCCAGCACGGCAGCGAACGGGTGCGCCTGCGCCGACATGCCGCCGTGTGAAAAATCGACGGCCCAGAGCCAGGGCCAGTACCAAGGAAAAGTAGCCGGATCGCGCGAGTGTTTGATCGCGTCCTCGGGAATCTCGAACACCGCGCCTTCGCCGGTCGCGTCGGCGCCGTAAGCGCGGGTGGCGCGCTCGTTCGCCTTGTAGCGGGCGACGATCACCGGCACGTCTTCATCAGGGATGTGACCGCCGCGCGACGCCACGCAGTCATCGATTGTCATCAGAACTTCGGCGGTGCCCGAAAGGTGTTCCTTGAACCGCTTTCGAACCGGCGTTGTGCCAAGGGTTGGCGTCGCGCTGAACACGATCTGGCCTCGGGTGGCCGTCAATCGGGCCAGGCACTCTCCATACACGGAGTCGTCCCCTGGATCTTCATCAAGCCAGGCCGCGTCCACGCTCTCGCCCTGAAACGCCTTGCGGTCCATTTCGAACGTCTTGAATCTAATCAACGCGCGCCCACCGTTCTCGCGTAGCAAGGTCACGCTGTCACAAAAATCGCTGATGCCGCGCGCCATCGTGGGCCTGCCGACAATGTGGTCGAGCGGAATCATGCCGGTGCCGAGGCCGTCCTCCTGGCGCACGTCGCCCAGCAGTTTCGTCTGTGCGCCGTCGCGGGTCGTTGTCGAAGTCGTGGACGCCACCCAGCCTAGGAAATCAAACGGCCGTTCAATCGGCGGTGGCGTTTCGAATCTGCGGCCCCGATACCAGCTGGGATACGAACCCAATGCGTCGAAGGCCATCTGGGCGCCGACGCAATGAGTTTTTCCCAGTTGATTCCCCGCCCGGAACATTTTCTCGGATGCGATCAGATTGTGGAACTCAAGTTGCTTCTGGTTTGGCCGATAGTAATCAATGCGCCTATATCGCTTTCTGTACTCGAGCTCAGTCAACATCCGCTTGGCGTGCCGGCGAATCTCGTTCGCGTCCGGGCCCTGCTCGACTTCGTCGGTCATGGTGCGTCTTTCAATTCGGTCGCCGTGCCTTCGATCAGCCGTGGATGTTTCTTCGCGTCCTCAAGCTCAAGCAGCCGTTCGTAGCGGCTAATCCCGGTGAACCCGAAAACCTCTTCCAGCTTCGCCCTCGGCACGTCGAGTCGTTTCAGCATTCGCAACTGGGCGACCGCTTCGGCATCGTGGTCAACATGGTGGACAACGTCGACCGTGTGTCGCGTCTCGGCCGGGTGGACGCGGTCGAGCACCATGCCCACGGCCCGAATATGGTCTCTGTGGTCGGGCGTCTCGATTACGTGCTGCAGGGCTCGAATTGCGCGCGGCGCGCTAGCACGGATTCGCTTCTGATCTTCCTCGTGTAGAGCTGCCAAAATTCTCTCGTCGTGGGCGAGCCGGGTCGCGATCGCGCTCCAAGAGTGAGCCGAGCTCTTTGACGTTCCGAAGCCGGCGAGCTTGGTAGCTCGCACATACGAGCCATAGCCCGGCGGCACTTGATATAAGGCCAGCACAAAGGCCCGATGACGATCCGAATGAAGCGCTTTCATGGCCGGCCCCCACTCGGCGCCGGTGTCGTCGCCCGCCAGCGCCGCAGCGAGTGACGGATCTAGCTTGTTGCGCACGCCTCGTCTTTGCTTGCGGCGGCGATTTGTTGATAGTTGCTTCATTTCCGATCTACTCAATTAGTGCCGACGCGAGCCCAAGATGGACCGCAGCTTCATACGCTTCCTCACGCATCGCGTCGGCCATGCACGTCGATCGCCATGTCCGCACACGGAAGGCGGGAGACCGGCGGCATGTTTCTGATCCACTCAATGCTGTTGCACTCGCGTGATACTCGCGAGATCGGGATCGAACCCGGCTGGCACGTAGCGGCTCCCTCGCCGCATCACGTAGGACCGAGCCACCGGGCCATCGATTCCGAGGTTCTTCCGAGCGTCGGCGATCTCATCATCATCTAATTCAACGACGACTTCGCGCCGCTCGCCGGTCGCGGCGTTGACGAATTTGCACCGGTATTTCATGCGGCGTCCTCCTTGATGGGGCTCGAGAGCAGCACACACAAAAGATTGTGTTGTCGCGTCGCCTCATAGTCTCCGCTCAGCAATTTGCTGCGCCATTCCGCGGTGCCGTGGCACTTTGCCTGAAACGCTTGCGCAGCCATGAACTCGGAGCGGGAAATGGCCGGTTGATGGATTGCCTGCTCGATGCTCGCATCATTAAGCCCGGCGTCCCGCAATCCCGCGATCGCCCCCTCGACGTGCCGGCGCGGCAGCTCACCGTTTGCTGTCGTTTCAAACAAAGGCGTCGACAGTTCAACAATTCCGGCGACCGCGTCACCAACATCATCACCGCCGGCGGCCTTGGCGACGAGCTCGTCGAACTGTTTCCGGGTTGCGACATTCCCGTTGAACAAACTCTCTGCCCAAGATTTGTCGCGCGATAAACGCTCGAGCGTGGCCCTCGCGTCCTGACTATCCTGCGGGACAAGGGGCGGCGGCGGGTTTGCAGCATTCTGCATCTCGGCAAGTTTGGCGCCGGCCTCGGCGGGTGTGAGAGACCAGGGATCAACAGGGGCAGGCGCGGCGGGGGTGTCGGTCATGATTTGATGCTCCTACGAGAGTGCGGCGATTTGGGCGACGACGGCTTGATATTTGACCTCACCTTCAGGTGACATATCGGCAGCGAGAATAGCCTGCTGCTTCAGCAACTCGGCTATCCGTTCCTGCTGCTCGCTGCGCACTGGTCCAGATGCTGTAGGTTCATCTGTTGTTGCTGTCGCGGGCGGCAACGCCGCGAGCGGATCGAGTTTCCCGCGCATCATGTCGACGGCGAACTTCGATGCCGCTCGCAGCGCATCGGCGAACGGCATGATCTTGTCCGGCATGCCGCGCCACTCGTTGCGGGGACAGACGGCGCCGGGGAAATTTTGCTCGGCAATTTCTCCCGGCCGGCCGCCGAGAAACGGTCGCGCGCCGACGCGATAAAACTCGAACTGAAGTAACCGCGCGACCGCAGCGCCCGACAACGCTGCTCCCTCCGCGGTGCCTGCCGCGGCGTTGGCATGACTATCGCCGATGGGCCAGGCCGCGCGGGCATCGCTGCGCAATTCAATGATCCGACGGAACTTCTTCTCAGCAGCGGCCACGAGGTTCTGCAATTCATCGGCTTCACGATCGGCCTCGGCGAGCTTCTTCTCGAACCTCACGGTCAATTCGGCGCGGCGCTTCACGACGGCGTCGGCTTCCTCGCGCAGAGCCTCGGCCTCCAAAAGTCGTACGCGTTCGCCGGCAATGCGGGCGTCCCGCTGCAATTCCTCAAGCTGCGCGTCGAGCTTGCGCGCGGTGGTGTCATCTTCGTCGAGAATTGCCTTGGAGCGCGCCGCCCCTACTTGCGCAACCCGCCTGACGGCCTCGGCCTGGGCGGCGCGGGCATCGGCGAGGCGCGTTGCGGCTTTCTTGCGAAACGGTGCCATTTCAGTCCTCCACGTCGATCTTGATGAGCCGAGCCGGGTGCCCGCCGACGGCGGCCTCGATCTGCTCTGGGGTGAATTGCCGACCGGTGTGGCGCTCGAAGGCAGCAAGCGCGGCATAGCTGTTGCGACCACGGCGCACGATGGTGCCGAGCCTGCCCGCGCGGAATTGCTTGTGCGCGGCCTGAACGGAACAAGCCTTTAGGCGGGCGATGGCGGCTGGCGAGAGGTGGATTCCGGTCATGCGGCGAGGTTGCGTCCGACTTAAACCGACAGCAACGCACCGAGTTTTCAGATAGGCTGCCGCCGTGGGACCAAACCGCCCGGCGGAGGGATGGCCATGAAGCGGCGCGAGTTCATCGCGGCACTGGGCAGCGTGGCCGTGTGGCCAGTGGTGGCGCGGGCGAAAGAGATGCCCCGCATTGCCGTGCTTTTGAATTTTACTGAGAGAAGTGGCCAGCCCCTCCTG